CAAAGCCTCTTTAGCCAATCGGGTGTGCCATAGCTTGACCCCTTGGTACTTTTCTGTGAAGTGTTCATAGTATTCCGCTTCTGCTTTTGTTCTTCCGTAACCTGTTGCACCATACAACGGAGCAAATGTGTGTGCCTTTGCATCCTGTCGAGATGTAGGTTGACCAGCATCACTAATAACTTTGGCGGTATAACTATGCACATCAAATCCTGTAGATACTTCTTCAATTGCAACTCCATCTTGTGATAAATATGCGGCAGCACGGAACTCTAGCTGTGCGAAGTCAGCTTCAAGTACCTTACCACCTTCCCATCTGGATACAAATACCTTCTTGACAGGAAATGTACCCCCTCGTGGCATGTTCTGCATGTTAGGGTCTGCCCCACTGAACCTGCCTGTAGATGTACGATGTTGTAATAGCCGTACATGTAACTTGTTATCTTGTTTAGTATATGTAGATATACCATCCACAAAAGATGATAGATAAGTATCTACAGCAGATAGTCTACGTACATCAGACAAGAACTTAACTGCATAGTCCATACCTTTAGACTTAGCAGATGCTTCAAGCATGGACAAGTTTGTCTTACTTGTACTGAAGCCGTTGGCACTTGCCCACTTAGCTGACGGTGGCTTGAACTTTAGTCCGCCTATCTCATGTAGATTAACCAGATTATACCCAAGACTATCACATGCTTTACAACCATTGGGTCTAGCAAAAGGTGTTCCATCTTTCTTTACCTTTCTTACTTGTCCTGTGCCACTACACTCATTACATTGCTCTGCTCTTGTCTTATACACACGCTTTGTACCACTCGCTACAATACTGCGGAAGTCTGCATCGTCCATGTATGGGTCAATAGCACTAGCCCAATACGTCTTATCCATAACTTGTCTGCTATATATTATCCAAGACAATTGCTCTGGGCTATTTAGATTGATAGGTGTGTCACCCATCAGAAAACGTACCTGATTCTGAAGTGAATTGATTAGACTACTTTTCTCCTCAATAAACTCCTGCCTCACTGCTTCTAGCATACGAGTATCAACAGCAAAACCACGCTGATATATACGTGATAGACATACCGCTACTTCATTAGTCAAGTTGACAGTATTTTGTAGAGCAGAATCCTCTACTGTATTTAGTCTATACCATAGCCTATTGGCAAGCTGTTGTGTAGCATGTAAGTCATGTGATAGATACTCAGACAACTCAGCATGTGGTATGTCACGTGTTGTATATCCTTTCTTGAAGTACTCCTTCAGTGTGTCTTGCTTCTTAGTATCCAACTCATATCTCTCAGCACATGCTTCCAGAGATAGCGGTTGTTTCTGTCCACGCTGTAACACATACTCAACTAACATGGTATCAAAGACAGCACCATCATACTCAAAGCCACTCTCCCACAGCCACAGTAAGTCGTGTGAGGCATTGTGCATGATAAGTACAGTAGCTTTGTCTAGCCATTCCTGTACTACAGTATGTCCAAAGTCATCTGCCTCTGCTTCTGCATGGTCAAATGTAACTATTCGTTCCACACCTGTGTCAGATAACATACCTATCATAGTGAGTGAATTGGTAGGCTCAAATGGGTCAAGGTGCATCTTGCCATCACGATGTGTGACTGTATTCTCTACGTCTAATACTAACTTCATCCTTCGTACCTCGCTGTCATATAGTTTAAGTCTACGTTCACCATACCATGCCAACCATTTAACTTATTCTTAACCACGTTAAGGTGTCTAAGTGGGCTGTCCTCATCCTGTCCTTCAACAGATGGTGACTTACCAATCAGTATCATAAGGTCAGCCTCTGCCGCCTTACCTGTACGTGAGCCTTGCATCATGGACTGATTAAGCTGTGACCTACCTTCTGCTTCAGCAGATAACTGTGACATATAGAACACAGTACAATCATAGGTCTTAGCAATTTGTCTGGCATAGATAGCACATGCGGCTAGTGCTTGGTCTTCTCTGGCAAAGCTACCAGATGTACCAAACTTATCACCCATGTCAAGCACAAGTACATCAGGCTTGTATGCCTTGCATACTGATTCTACCCAAGCCATGTCACGTCCACCTGCTTCTTTAATCTTGATGTTCTTCATCACAGGTGCATACATAGCTTGTGCTTTACTCATATTATCTCGTACCTCACGAGCAGACATACCTGATGCGGCAGTTAGATACCTTGCACCAACACGGTGTGTAGGCTCTTCGTTACATAAGATAATGCAGTTTGCACCTTGGTGTGCAAAGCCATTGGGTGCGGCAATAAGACTAGCATGAAAGGATGTCTTACCTGTGTTTGGTCTAGCACCTACCTCAATAAGCTGACCGCCACTGACACCCTCTACTTTACGTGTCAAGCTAGGTATATTGAAAGACCACTTAGCTTCTAACTCTGCTTTAGCCATGAGTGTTTCAATGCTGATGTCATCCCACTCAATGTTTAAGTTAGGTACAAAGTCATCACCATACCTCTCAAGTAAATCACGTAGATTCTGTAGTGTGTTAGCGTCACCGTTCACCATATCAAATCCGATATTGGCTACATCTTCACCCACCACCTGTTGAAACAACTTAGATAATACCTCTTGTGATATGTCACTACCCATCGGCTGTTCTCGCTTGATAGAACCAAACAAAGCTGAGTAGGCTTGCTTCTGTGCTGTAGTCAGCGTAGGATTATTAGATAAGAAGATAGCCTCTACCTCATCAGGTAGAAGTGTACGATTATATTTATCCATAGCTGTATCTATTGCTTGTTTAATCTTACGCACGTCCTTACTGAACAAGCGGTCAGGACATTTAGAACCACGATGGTCATCGTAGAAGCCTTTGTCCATAAGACTGCGTATTAAAGATAACTCCATTCTTATTCTCCTATGTTGGTTAAGTTAATGATGTCTTCAGGGTTACGGTATTTAATATCATCTGTCAAGCGTAGAACACGAACATCATTAACGTGTCCACGCATCTCCTTTGCCATAGATAAAGTCTTTGGTAGTGCGTCAGGGTCAAGTGCTATTATTGCCGTTGAGAACTGCGTAAGAAACACTTGATGAGTTGAAAGGAGAGAAGTACCCATCAAAGCGACCCCGACAAAATTACCTAGTGAACCAACAACACTAGCACTCACGCAGTCCTCAACAACTACAGCGACATTACCATACCCACAGGTAAAAGGCAAGCCACTATTTCCATATTTTTTCCACTTAGGCAATTTATTTGACAGGCTTCTACCTGTACCATCTACAATCTTGCCATTGTATTTAACTGGAAAAACTACTCTATCTTCTTTTGCATCGTACAATATCTCTTCACGTAGATGTATTAAATCCCACTGATGTATAAAGTCTAGTGCTTTCTTGCGGTCTTTGATAGCAACTACATGGTCAGGCATACGAAACTCTACCTCATCTGCCATACGCTCTGCCCCTGTGAATCCTGTACGAATGTCATCTACAGATAACCTCACACGCTTACCACCTTTAGTACCACAAGAAGCCTTGTAACAATTCCATACAAGACTACCCATGTTATTTGTGACAGTAAATGTTTTAAGACCACCACACTCAGGACAATTTATCCTACGTGTAGTACCATTAGGTATATCTATATCACTTATAATGTTATATATATTATTCATGTATTATATCACTCTCCTTGTCGGCAGTTAAATGCTTTTACCACGTGATTTACGTGCAGTCAAGGCATAATTTGCACTTTCGTAAGTATTTTTCATGTATGGTTTAACAGACTGTGGGTTACTGTGTCCTGTAACCGACATGATTTGTGCCATACCGACACCTGCTTCAACCATTTGTGTTGTTCCTGTCCTGCGTAAGTCCATCAGGCGTAGTTCTTCAGATAGTCCAGCCTCTCGCATGACAAGCCTCGCAGCTTTTGACAGTCTCTGCAAGCTATAAGGATGGTACTCGCCCTGTACGGGCTTTATACGAGGAGCAACGTACTGTTGGAAGCCGAAGTCTTCCTGCTGTTGTATCAACATAGAGTGTAAGTCATCTTCTATAGGCAAAGTTACCTCTGCTCTACGCTTTGACTGCTCAAGATATAGCTTTTTCTCAGGTAAATCTAGGTTATCCCATGTCAATAGTCTCATGTCACCCAATCTCTGACACCACTCGTATGCCATGTGTACAATCAACCCAAGGCTACGCCACTCAAACTGTGAGTAGGCAGTGTCAAGGAATTGACGTACATCCTTCTCTGACCATACAACTTTACGTTGAACTGGTGTCTTACGCTTGACGTTAGAGAAAGGATTTACTGTCGCATACTCCATGTCTATTGCATAGCGATACACAATAGATGACACAGTACAGATGTGGTTGGCGAAGCTGATGCCTCGCTCAACCCACTCTTCGTATGCGTGTTTAGCTTCCTTACTCGTGAGTTTATCATACTTGATGTCACCAAATTTGTCAGTCATTATGCCTAAGAAATACCTATAGTCTGCCTTAGACTTATCTCTTAACATACTGAAATCATTAGATGAATAGTACTTGTCAACTAAATGTTGAACTGTTTTCATTTTTACTCTTCTCCTACAATATAATTAGCATGACCATACAACTTCAATGCATCATGTGCAGTACGAATACCATGACAATTACGACACAGTAATCTACACTTTCGTATCTCAGCCATTAATTTTTTTAATGTGTAAAGAAACATATGAGATGGATTTCCTAGTTTAGTTGAACCATCTATGTGGTCAAAGTCAAGTGCATAAGGACTTGCATCATACCCACAATTAGCACAACCTTTACGTAACTTGTACAGATTGAGCCAATATTTACGCCTTAATCTTTTGTATCGGTTTTTGTCTAGTTTTTTCTGTGGTGTTTTGTTCATGCCGTCAGCAACTCCTTGAACTGTTTTCATTGTTCTCTGTGTCCTCTCGTATGTGTTCATCTGCATATTTATTAAGATACTTTTCTACAAAATCAGCAATACCATTACTGTGAAAATGCTTTTTATAATTGCGTTTTCTAGGCGACCATCTACCTGTAGTCCAGTAATACATGTATGGTCTGTCTGCTTTACTATATACAACTATAAGACTAGCAGACAACTCCACTTCATACTCTATGTTATTGCTGTCGAGATACTCACAGGCAAACTCTAGGCTTTCATTTGTATCTTTGCGAAAGACAGGCTCACCTTTTGAGTTTGTCCTTACATATTTCCACTTATGTTCGCTCATGCCGCCAACAACTCCTTGAACTGCTTGCTGTCTACCCACTGTGTCACCTTCTCTTCACGTTGCCACATGGATACTGCTCTTGTATCACCGCCAGTGTTACGTAGCTTGAACCCATTACGCTCATCAGCATACGTTGCATAGTTTGTGAACGCAGAGTACAATGACCAAGCATTCTCTCCACGGACACTCGCCTCTTGGTTGTATAACGTAATCATCTTGTCTGCCGTGCGTTCAGACTTGAGAAGAGACTGAAGCATATCTTTAACATCTTGTATAAGAAGAGGCTTATTAGCCCACTGTTGTAAAGTAGCTGACTGTGCATAGAAGTCCTGCTTGCTACGCTCTAGCTGTGTAATGAACCTGTCAAGGCTAAAGCCACTGGTGTTCTTGCGTCTTACCTTGTCATGCTCACCACGTATCTGCCCATTGGTGCAGAAGAAATCAATCGCACCGAACAGAACTGTGTTAGAACACGTGCCATCTACACCATGCAGAGCAATGATACGTTGTGCTATCTCTGTCTCATGCTTGTTGGTAGATATCTTAGCTGTTACGTTAGGTAACGTCATGTCCATCATAGCCCATCCATTGTGATGTGCGTCTTTCCACTTGACTACAGCACCTTCGTACTCCGCATCGGTCAGGTGATTCGTGACTGCATCACTCACATCACGGAAGAAATCTCCATGTGATGCACAGTTGAAGTCCTTACCCACGATAGCAATGTACTTGCCTGTGTTCCCATCAATGACATACTTCTTGTCATCTACCTTTGTTGGTTCAAAGATTACATCAAAGTCTAAGTTCTCTGGTATCATATCTAATGGCATATCTATTCTCCTTTCATTTGTTAATTGGCAACTGATATTATGTTGTATAGACTATCATATCTATACTCCCATTATCAGAAGATTTTCAGTAACTCCAGTATCTAATCTCTACATTGTCCGAAACAAGCAGACGCTTGAGCGTGTACCACGCAGTATCCAAACTACGCAAGTCATCATAACTTATCTCTGACAATTCAGATACAGATTGTCTGATAGGCACGAAAGCATGTAACATTTCAATCACAGCCTGTTGCTGTTGCGATGTCATAGATTTCCATGTTGTTTCTGCCTGTTCTCTAATGATTTCATATTCGGACTTCTCTTTTCTATTTGTCATGCTACCTCTCCTTTTGTTTTACTGGTAAAATTTGTCATCCATTGTGGCATCTCTCTACCCTTGTTATATCGTGCAAACTTTAACTTGTCAACCCTATAAAATGCACGATAAGCTAGTATAGGGTAGTCCTCATCTGTCTTACAGTCATCGTGTCCACTAAAGCACTGTGGGTGTGCTGTCACATCACCATCAGGTAGCAGATGCCGTCCATTGTATAAGGCACGGCTATGCTTACCTGCACCATGCCACTTGCCATATCTGTGGTGATACTCACATAGCATGGCTGTGTATAGGCTGTAAGCCCATCGGTAGTTGGCACGATTCTCCATTGCCCACAAGGTACATGGGTGCTTCTGATGCACTGGTTTGTACAAATCATGTTCGGCTGCATAGTCAGGTGCATGATGCCATATGCTAGTGCATAGCATCTGTGCTTCTTCCAATGGCATCTTCACAATGTGTTGGTCACATAGTGACTTGGCTATAGCGTTGACATCATCTTCTATAATAAATCTATTCATGCTCACCCCCATATCCTCTACCTAGTCCACCAAAATACTGTGGCTTACGCTTGGCTGTTTGAAATACACCGACAGTAATAAATATTCCTGCCAGTAATAATGTATGCACTATGGCACTAATGCCAAAGGCTACGATAGAGCCTAGTGACATACTGAATATGATACACCACATCCACGCTAAGACCTGCATCACCATATGCCTTGTGTTGATATCAGGCACATTGGACAATGGATTTCTGGCATCATCCATAATCATATTATATAACTTTAGCATTCACATATTCCTTTCT